GTTACTATATTGTCCATTTTAAAGAGCTTTTTGCCCTTGATGGGAAGCATGCAAATCTTACTATTAATGACGTTCAAAGACGTAATCGTATAGCACAACTGCTATCTGACTGGGGATTAATTACAATTGTATCGGAGAGTGAAGTTGGAGATATTGCACCACTAAATCAAATTAAAGTACTGGCATTTAAAGAGAAGGGAGAGTGGACACTAGAGTCCAAATATAATATCGGTCGTAAGAAAACGTCTACAGAAAGCGAATAACCGTAATGAAAAGGGAGGTTTTTACACCTTCCTTTTTTTGTGTCTTAACCTATATAATAATTGAGGATGCCTAATGGGTCCTTAATTAAAACACAGACGCTTAAGGAGGTCAATTATGTTTACGACTAGCATGAGGAAGTATGGTGTAAATGACATTGTACAATTTTTAAATGATGTAGAAAAAACTACTATTGGTATGGATGAGTGGGTGCAAAGACTCGCTGCACAACATACAAGTGAAAGGTCATCTTATCCCCCATACAATCTAGTTAAAGAATCAAATACAGATTTCAAACTTGAAGTCGCACTAGCAGGATATAATAGAAAAGACATTGATGTTTATTCTGAATTTAATAAATTAGTTGTTGAAGCTAAAAAAGGTGATGACGATGATTCTGAGTATGTACATCGTGGATTAGCAAGACGAGCATTTACTCGCACATGGACATTAGCTGATGATGTCGAAATTGATAAAGTAGATTATGTAGATGGTTTATTGACGATTAGTTTAAAGAGAATTATTCCCGAACACCATAAGAAGAAGGTGTACTCGATCGGAGAACCTCAACTCTTGAACGAATAAATAATCAAACTCAAAGGACTCTTGACAAAAACCAAGAGTCCTTTTATAATGCTAACATAACCTTATACAAATATGACAGTATCGATCGTTTACTTAATATCTGGTGAAACTCTCATTTCTGGTGTGGAAGAAGTCTTGGTAGGTGAAAGACTTATCGGATACAGACTTCACAACCCACATAGACCAGACATCATGATGGATGGACAAGATCCTGGTATGGCTCCTGGTCCTGGTGGTGCAGATCAAGATGGTGACTCTGATAACCTAAGAGACTTGTATGGCGGTCATGGTAAGAACCCTATGATGGGTGACCCTTCTAGATTCCTAACAGATAAGAACCCTCTACTTAAAGAAAAGAAACTAAAAGACAATGAACAGGAAATTGATATTAACCTGATTCCATGGCAACCTCTTGCTAAAGAAGCAGTGTTTACTATTCCTGCAGATAAAATCATTTGTGTCTATGCACCAGTCAGAGATTTGGAAGCAGCATATCTTGAAAAACTAAATGAAGAAGGTGGTGAAGATCCTTCTAGCAAGAAAAAGAAGAAGTCTAAATCAGTCAAACAAATCTTGAATGAATTGGGGGATAAAGCAGCAGAATGATAAAAGTTCTCCTATTAAAGAATGGAACAGTTTTAATTACTGAAATTGAGGAAGTCACGGCAGAACTAGGAGAACCTGATTGTAAGTTAATCAATCCAGTAGAGATCCTAGACACAGAACCTCTCCAGTTGAAGAAGTGGTTACATGCATATACCACTCAGACATCAAGTATGCTATCATCAGATAGTATCCTAACAATAGTTGATCCTCACAAAACTATCTTGGATGATTACAAAAAGTTCTTGACTAAATGAAGTTCTACACAAATGTCCAACTAGTCGGAGATGATTTCCTTGTTCGTGGTTACGATAATGGTAACTACTTTCAGACAAGAGAAAAGTTTTCTCCGACTCTTTTTATGAAATCTCCTAAGAAGTCTAAGTACAAGACTCTATCAGGAGAAACAGTTTCACCCATCAAACCTGGTAGTGTGATGGAATGTAGAAACTTTATTGAAAAATATAGTGCTGTAGAGAATGTATCAATATACGGAAATGATAAGTACATCTATCAATATATTTCTGAGAAGTACCCACAGGAAGAAATTAAATTTGATGTATCTAAGGTAAGAATATTTACGATTGATATTGAGGTAGCATCTGAAAATGGTTTCCCTACCACAGATGCAGTTGCCGAAGAGATCCTTGCAATTACTATTCAGAACTATGCAACAAAACAAATTGTTACATGGGGTCAAGGTGCATTCGTAAACAAGAAAGATAACGTTAGTTATATCAATTGCAGCAGTGAAGTACACCTTCTACGTTCCTTCCTTGCCTTCTGGACAAAGAACTATCCAGATGTGATTACTGGTTGGAACTGTAACTTATATGATATTCCTTATATCTGTGGTCGTATAGATCGTGTCCTAGGTCAAAAAGAGATGAGGACATTTTCTCCTTGGAATATGGTAAGAAAAGGTGAGGTAAAGATTATGGGAAGAGAACATGTTTCTTATAATGTGTCTGGAATAGCATGTCTTGATTATCTTGATCTCTATAAGAAGTTTACTTATAAGGCACAAGAGTCTTATAGACTAGATTATATTGCTGAAGTAGAACTTGGTAAGAAGAAACTTGATCACTCTGAGTTCGATACATTCAAAGACTTCTATACAAAAGGATGGCAGAAGTTTATTGAATACAACATCATTGACGTAGAACTAGTTGATGAGTTGGAAGACAAGATGAAGTTGATTGAACTTGCCCTGACTATGGCATATGATGCCAAGGTAAATTATATTGATGTTTTCTATCAGGTAAGGATGTGGGATACTATCATTTACAATTACCTGAAACGAAAGAATATTGTTATTCCTCCAAAGGAAGAGAATGACAAGATGGAAAAGTATGCAGGTGCATATGTAAAAGAACCAGTACCAGGTGTTTATGATTGGGTGGTATCATTTGACTTGAACAGTCTGTATCCACATTTAATCATGCAGTATAATATTTCCCCAGAAACTTTACTTGATGAAAAGCACCCTTCAATTACAGTTAACAAGTTACTGAAGGAGGATCTAAATTTTGAAATGTACAAGGACAATGCAATCTGTGCTAATGGTGCAATGTTCCGTAAAGATAAACGTGGATTCTTACCAGAACTAATGGAGAAGATGTATGGTGACCGTGTTATATTCAAGAAAAGAATGCTCAAAGCGAAACAGGAGTATGAGAAGAAACCTACTAAAGCTCTTGAAAAGGAGATCTCTAGATGTAACAACATTCAAATGGCAAAGAAGATTTCTCTTAACTCTGCTTATGGTGCTATTGGTAATCAATACTTCAGGTATTACAAACTAGCAAATGCTGAAGCAATCACATTGTCTGGTCAGGTTTCTATTCGTTGGATTGAACAACGTATGAATCGATACCTAAATAAACTTTTGCAAACGGAGGAAGTAGATTATGTTATCGCATCTGACACCGACTCAATCTATCTTAATCTTGGACCTCTTGTTAATAAACTTTTTGGTGATAAGTCTAGCGACAAAACAGCAGTTGTGGGGATACTTGACAAGATCTGTAAAGAAACGTTGGAACCGTTCATTGAGAAATCCTATCAGGAACTTGCTGATTACGTTTCTGCGTATGATCAGAAAATGAGTATGAAGCGAGAGAACATCGCTGAACGTGGTATCTGGACTGCGAAGAAAAGATACATTTTAAATGTCTGGGATAGTGAAGGAGTTAGATATGAAGAACCAAAACTGAAGATGATGGGTATTGAGGCAGTCAAATCATCAACACCTGCTGCATGTAGGAAGTTAATTAAAGATGCCTTGAAGATGGTTATGGAAGGAACCGAAGATGAAGTGATTGATTTTATTGCAGACTCTAGAAAGAACTTCCGTTCAATGAGTCCAGAGGAAGTTTCATTTCCAAGATCTTGTAGTAATCCTAATAAGTTCAAAGGGGATTCTGACATCTATGTTAAAGGTACTCCAATTCATGTAAGAGGATCACTGCTCTTTAATCACTATATAAAAAAGAATAATTTGGATCAAAAGTATTCATTGATTAATAATGGTGAAAAAATTAAGTTCTGTTACTTGAAGAAACCAAACCCAATTCATGAAAACGTCATTTCGTTTATTCAGGATTTTCCAAAGGAACTGGGTTTAAACAAATATGTAGATTATGACACTCAGTTTGACAAGTCATTTTTAGAACCCTTGAAAATTATTCTGGATGCTATACAATGGAAAGTTGAAAGAAGAAACACATTGGAGCAATTTTTCGTATGAAGGATCAAGCATCTGTAGGTCAAGAATCACCTACTGTAAAATATCAAAGAGCATTAGATCTCTTTACAGAATCAGTTATGAAACCAGATCATGACCTTCGTGGTTGTGCTCACAATCAAGGTTGTTACGAAGACTTGATGGAGATACGTGAACACGTTTTAAAATATCTTCATACATTGAAATCAACACACAACTTTGAAAACCCTGACGAGTCAGATATAATTGAAAGTGAAAAGTTAGAAAAAGAAGCACCCTTATCAAAATGGCGATAGTGTGCTATAATATTTTTAGATACTTTGATTATGGATTTTTTAAAAGAAATTGTAAAAGAAATTGGTGACGAGTACACCCAACTTGCATCGGAGGTAGAATCAACTGAAGAATTTATTGACACAGGTTCGTACATTTTTAACAGCCTTGTATCAGGCTCTGTATTTGGCGGTGTATCTAGGAACAAGATTACCGCTATTGCTGGTGAAAGCTCTACTGGAAAGACTTTCTTTTCGTTGGCTGTTGTCAAAAACTTTCTGGATAATAACCCTGATGGTTACTGCCTTTATTTTGACACCGAGGCTGCTATCAACAGGGGACTCCTTGAGTCTAGAGGAATTGATCTCGAAAGGTTCGTTGTTGTCAACGTGGTAACAATAGAAGAGTTTAGATCAAAAGCATTAAAGTCTGTTGACATATACCTGAAGACAGATAAAGAAAAACGCAAACCTTGTATGTTTGTGCTAGACTCATTAGGTATGCTTTCTACTGAGAAAGAAATTACCGATGCACTCAACGATAAACAAGTCCGAGATATGACCAAATCTCAATTGGTCAAAGGTGCATTCCGAATGCTTACCCTTAAATTGGGTCAGGCAAAAATTCCTATGATTGTTACTAATCATACTTACGATGTTATTGGAGCTTATGTACCTACGAAAGAAATGGGTGGAGGCAGTGGACTCAAGTATGCTGCATCTACAATCATCCATCTCAGCAAAAAGAAAGAGAAGGATGGCACGGAAGTCATTGGAAACCTTATCAAGGCAAAGACTGCTAAGTCTCGTTTAAGTAAGGAGAACCAAGATGTTACAGTACGACTTTATTATGATCAACGTGGACTTGATCGTTATTATGGTCTCCTTGAACTTGGAGAACTTGGTGGTCTTTGGAAGAATGTTGCAGGTAGATATGAGATGGATGGTAAGAAAGTATATGCCAAAGCAATATACAAAGATCCAGAATCTTATTTCACTCCTGAGGTAATGGAGAAGTTAGACGCTATTGCACAACAACATTTTGCTTATGGAGAAAATTGAACTTACTGTTCTTAGAAACTTCTTAATCAATGAGTCGTATTCTAGAAAGGTTCTTCCTTTTATTAAGGATGAATATTTTGAACTAAGATCAGAAAAAATTATCTTTCAGGAGATTCACAAGTTTATTACTGAATACAATAAGATGCCAACGAAGGAGATTCTTGGTATTGAAGTTGATAACAGAGATGATCTTAGTGGAGATGAATTCAGTGAAGTTAAAACAATTATCGATGACTTTACTGATGAACCTGTCAATAATGAATGGTTAGAAAAAACTACTGAGAAGTGGTGTAGGGATCGTGCTATCTATATCGCACTCATGGAATCAGTCATGATTGCTGATAATAAAGATAAAAACAAAAACCGTGATGCAATCCCATCAATTCTTTCCGATGCTCTTGCAGTAAGTTTTGATAATCATGTTGGTCATGATTACATTGAAGACTATGAAGAACGCTTTATTTCTTATCATGAAAAGAAAACTAAAATCCCCTTTGATCTTGAATATTTTAACAAGATTACGAAAGGTGGTCTTCCTAACAAGACTCTTAACATCGCTCTTGCTGGGACAGGTGTTGGTAAGTCTCTTTTCATGTGTCACATGGCTAGCGCCAATCTGCTTGACGGATACAACGTACTTTACGTTACAATGGAGATGGCAGAGGAGAAAATTGCTGAACGTATTGATGCAAACCTTCTGAACACAAACATCAAAGAGATTGTTGAACTTCCAAAACAAATTTTTGATACTAAGGTAAATAACCTTGTTAAAAAAACTAAAGGCAAGTTAATTATTAAAGAGTATCCCACTGCAGGTGCACACAGTGGTCACTTTAAATCATTGCTGAATGAATTAGCCTTGAAAAAGTCTTTCAAACCTGATATAATATTCATAGATTACTTAAATATATGTGCATCTTCACGTTACAGAGCAAATAGTAATGTCAACTCGTATTCCTATATTAAGGCGATTGCTGAAGAACTCCGTGGTCTTGCAGTTGAGGCTAATGTACCTATCGTCTCCGCCACTCAGACGACTCGTTCTGGTTTTGGTAGTAGTGACATTGACCTTACTGATACGTCAGAATCCTTTGGTCTCCCTGCCACTGCTGATCTTATGTTCGCTCTTATTAGTACGGAGGAACTTGAGGCGCTAAATCAAATTATGGTTAAACAACTCAAGAATAGATATAATGATCCTACTGTCAACAAACGTTTTATCGTGGGTATTGACAGAGGAAAGATGAGGATGTATGATTGTGAACAGTCTGCTCAATCAGATATTATTGATACTGGAGAAGAAGAGCAGGTAGATGAATCTAAATATTCTAAGAAATTTCAATCTCTTAAATTTTAATTATGCCTAGTTACACAAATAGAGTTCTTGGAAATGATCCCTTGAACATTGGAATTCCTGAACCAACACCACCCAAACGTCCAGAGAAACCACCTGAAGTAAAAATATTTGATCAACAG